ACCGCGCGCGCCATCGAGGACCAGCGCCGCAAGGGCAGCGTCACGGCGGTGAAGGCCGCACTGGCCGGGATCGATGCGCTGGCCACGCTGGTGGAGTGGCACCAGGCCAGCCCGCGCGGCGTGCCACACACGTTTGCCGTTCATCTGCCCGCGATCGGCGCCGATGGCACGGACGGCGGCCCGCGTGTCTCGGCCGCGACCACCGCGCAGATCATTGCCGATGTCGTGCGGGTCTCGCCCGCGCGCAGCCACTTCGATGTGGTGATCGACCTTGCCGCTGGTGTCGCAACCGCCGCCACCGGCGCTGCGTGCGCTGCGCTCTATCGCCGCGCCAGCGCTGGCCCCGACACCAGCGGCACCGATTGGGCCGTGCTGATCACCGACGAGATCGGCGAGCCCCTGACCGACGATGCCGGCCAATATCTCGATGGGAGTGCCTGATGACCGCGCTTGTCCTGCAAATCACCAACGCTGGCCGCGTGGCCATGGTCGATCCGGCCGGCGGCGGCACGCGCACCGTGCGCATTGCTGCGGCCGGATTGACCCAGGCCGTGTTCGTGCCGGCACCCACGCTCGAGGCATTGCCCGGCGAGCTCAAGCGCATTGCGACGGTGTCCGGCCTGCCGGTGGCGGCCGATACCGTGCATCTCACCCTGCGCGACAGCGGGACCGATGCCTATGCCGTGCGCGGCTTCGGGCTCTATCTCGAGGATGGCACGCTGTTTGCCGTCTATGGTCAGGCCGATGCCATCCTCGAGAAGGCAGCGGCGGCCACGTTTTATCTGGCTGTCGACTGGACACTCGAGGCCGGCGATGTGGCCGCGATCACGTTTGGCGACACCACATTTCTGAACCCACCCGCGACCGAAGAGGTAGCCGGTGTGGCGCAGCTGGCGACGGTTGCTGAGGCGCTGGCCGGGCTGGTCGCAGACAAGATCATCACGCCCGCCACCATGGCGCAGGCCCTGGCCGGCTATGTCAACGCGGCGCAGCTGGGCGCGGCGGGCGGGGTGGCCACGCTGGGCGAAGACGGCAAGCTGGCGCTCGAGCAGCGCCCGGCGATCGACCTGATCGACGTGTGGCCGGTGGCCGACCAGGCCGCGATGCTCGCCAAGGCCGATGCGACCGTGGGCGACTTCGCAGTGCGCGCAGACAACGGCCTGGTCTATGTGCTGCAGGCGCTGCCGCCCAGCACGCTGGACAACTGGCTAGAGATCTCGACGCCCGCGCCGGTCTCGTCTGTCAACGGCAAGACCGGCGCGGTCGCGCTCAATCCCGGCGATGTCGGCGCGGTGCCCAGCGGGCGCAAGGTGCAAACCGGTGGCGGCCTGCTCGGCGGGGGCGGAACGTTGGCCGGCGATCTGACGCTTACGCTTGCGCCCGCCAGCGCGGCCGAAGCCGCAGCCGGTGCGGCAGGCGATAAGGTGGTCACCCCAGCCAGCCTTGCCACGATCCTGACCACGCTGGCGGCCAAGGCCAATGGCGCTGCAACGGTCTCGGCCAGCGGGCTGCTGTGGGGTGGCGGCGCGCTGTCGGGCAATCCCACGATAGGGCTCGATGCCGCATCCCCCACCGAAATCCTTGCCGGGGCTGGGGGCAACAAGGCGGTCACGCCTGGCGCGCTGGCAGGCCTGCCCAAAAGCCTCACCCCCAACGGCTTCTGGGCTTTCCCCGGCGGGCTCAAGCTCATGTGGGTGCAAGTGCGCCAGGTGATCCGCACCGAAATGCCGATCACTGTCACCTATCCCGACAGCTTCAACACCTTTGTGGTGCCGCTTTCGGCCACTGCCTGGAACGCCAACTTTGGCGCCACGCGGGACTTGTGGCTGCAGCTGGTGGGCGAGCCGGGCCTCTCCTCCTGCACCGTCCAGACTCAATCCGACGATGCCGTCGACATGCGCATCGACGGATTCAACGTCCTCTTGCTCGGGGTTTGAGCATGTCCGAAGTCTACTACAGCGCCGCGCGCGGCGGCTTCTTCCATACCGCGACCCATCCGACCTTGCCCGATGACGCGGTGCGCATTGCGCGCCTGCGCCATCGCCAGCTGCTCGATGCGCAGGCACAAGGCCGCACGATCGTGGCCAACGATAAGGGCCGCCCGGTGCTGGCGCCGATCGTGCCGCCCAGCCTCGAGCAGCTGCGCGGGCAGGCCAGTGCCGCCGTCAATGCCGAAGCGAGCCGCCGCATCCTCGCTGTCGCCACGCTCGAGCGCCAGACCAACGACAACGCGCTGATCGCCCAGGCCGCGCTCGCCGTCGCGACCGGAACGCCGGCACCGGCAGGCCTTGCCGAAGCGCTCGCCCGCCGCGCCGCGATCGACGCCATCCGCGCCGCGTCCAACCGCATTGCCGCCACGATCGCGCAGATGCCGGCGGCAAACCTCACCGATTACGATGCCACGGCCCAGCGCCTGTGGATGGAGGGCTGATCCATGGCCAAGATTTCCAAACTGCCACCGGTTAAAGTTCCAGACGGCACCGAGACCGTGGTGGTGCTCAAGGATGGCGAGGCCCAGCGTGTGGGCCTGGCGCCGCTGTTGGGCGCCGGCGCGGCGCCAATCCTGGCCCAGGCGGCAGGCTATCGGGACGAGGCCGGCGTGCAGGCCGATCGCGCCAGCGCGGCCGTGGGCGGGGCGCTGTCCGCGCTCAATATCTTCGTCATGGCCCCGGAGACCGGCTACCTGCTGGCCTTCCGCGATCCGGTGACCGAACGCGCGGTGGCCTGGATTACCACGGCAGGCACCTTCGAGTTCGCCGCAATCAATTTCCCCAATGCCGCGGTCACGCGCGAGAAGCTGGCGTCCGAAGTGACCGGCTTGCTGCCCATGCTGATGGCCCCGGAGACGGGTTTTGTCTGTGGCTTCCGCGATCCGGTCACCGAACAGACTGCGTTCGCAATCACGACCGATGGCCGGATCGTGGGCGGCTTCGAAGTGTCGCTGCCCAACATGACGTCCGGGCTGCAGCGCCAGCTGATGCTGCGCGACCGACTTCCCGCGCAGGGCCTGCCATCATCGGTTCGTTCGCGCGCGTTCGAGACGGGCTTGCGCACGTCGAACGCCGGCTATGCCTGGGTGCCGCTGCCGCCCGAATTGACCACGCTGGTCACCGGGCAGAACCAGCACGATGCCGCGTTCCGCCGCCGTTCGCTCACGCCCATTGCCGATCAATGCCTGGGCACCTGGTCCCCCGGTGCTTATGCCTCGGGCGGGCCATACCTGGGCTATTTCGATCATGACGACGTGCTGCCCGCCGTTGTTCCGGCGGCCGGCAGCTACTTCATCTTTCGGCGTCAGGGTGGCGGCGCGCGCGATCTGGGCGGCACGGTCGGCATCGTCTACGAAGGCGATGCCATCGTTTCGGACGGCGCAGCCTGGCGCGCGCAGCACTGCCCGAGCGCCCCGGCACCCTACACCGATACTACCGCTGCCCAGGCCAGCACCTTTCGCACCTGGTGGGCAGTCACGGCGCCCGGAGTCTTCAACGGCGTGGCCTATGCCGCTGGCGATGTGATCCTCGGGCACGGCGGCACCTACTACAAGGAGTTCACGCGCGGCGATGCCAGCGCGGGGCAGTGGTTCAATGCCGGCGAGTGGAGCGCGGCGAGCGGCGCATTCCCGGCCGGCGCACAGGATGGCTATTGCTATCAGGTGACCGCCGCCGGCACCGTGGGCGGGATCACCTATGCCGTCGACGACTGGGCGTTTCGCTACAATGGCGCCTGGGGCCGGTGTGCGGGCGAGGCGATCATCGCCGTGCCCGCCAATCAGCCCTACGCGCTGCCCTGCCGCACCGATGCCAGCGAGTGGGAAGCGCGGCTGCTCAACAAAAGCACGAGCACCGTGTTCTTCAGCCAGAAGGTCATGGCGCGCTGGGATGCGCCCACCCCCTACACCACCGGCGTCGTGCTCTATTCCGACAGCATGGGCGGCTATCTCGAGGCGAGCATGGATGCCGCGCTCGGCAGGCGGCCGTTCTATCTGGCCGATACCGGGCTCAACCTGTCGCAGGACAATGCCAACCATTCGGCCGGCGCCATGGAAATCGTCTCGTTGGCCGAGCGGGACTTCCTGACCGGTGACCAGTGGGCGGGGCATACCGTGCTGGGCTGGCTCGGGCAGAATGGCGAGTGGTTTCAGGAAACGATGCGGGCGCACCAGATCATGCGCCGGCTCTGCAATGCCCATGGCGTGCCTTATGTGCCGATCTCGGTGCTCGGCCGCCGCACGGCAACGTGGAACGGGCAGCGCCTGGTTCACTACTGGCAGGAAGACCAGTTCAACAATGTCCTGGGCGGAGCAGGGGAAAGCCTGGTGCGCACCAACCGCGCACTCAATGTCATGTTCGGTGGGCGCTACATCTACAGCCTCAAGGCCGTGCTCGACGGCGTGACCAGCACACTCGCCGATCCCACGCATCCGGGGATGACCGAACTGCAGGTGGCGCGCCAGCTGGGCGTGGTGCCGCTGTCCTATTACTTCACGTATGGCACCGTGCCCTGGTCACCCAATGACCTGGTCTATCGCGGCACATGGAATGCCACGGCCTTGCCGGCCGGGGGCGCCAACCTCGATTTCTACATCCGCATCGGCGACGCGGGCGCGAACAATGTCGAGGGCGGCCAGCGCTACGTGGGCAACATCATCGTCAACGTGGCCGGGGTGTGGACCGAATACCCGACAGGCGGATCGAACCGCGTCCACCTCGAAGCGACCGGCAACCAGGGCAATCCCGACCTTGCCAACAGCACCGTCAACTCTTTGAACCTCTGGGGCTACTGACATGGCGAAAAACGGCCTGCTCTTCGACCTGCCCGGCGCGGCTTTCACCAATCCCGCCCTGCCGCGCATTCCCGACAACTATCCCTTGCTCAACAAGGGCTCGCTCATGCTGGTCGACTTCGGCCACAGCCGCAGCAGCCCGGCCGCCGGAGTGCCCGGCAATGGTGCGACGATCACCAACCTGGCGTCGAAGTACGCGGGCAAGCTGCTCAACGTGGATCCCGCGCTGACGCACCCCACCATGGTGCGCACCGACCAGGCGACGGACATGCAATTTGCCCGCACAGCCAAGGGCGGGTTGCAATGCGTGGTCAGCCAGGTCAACGATGCGGCCAACCGCTATGCCATCCTCCGCGCGGCCGATGCGCTCAAGAACTGGGTGATCGCCAACCCCGACCATGATTACTACATGCACACGATCGAGCGGATCGAACGTCCCTCGATCTTCACCACCGGCACGCAGCCGGCGGAAGGCGGCATTCACGCGGCATCGAGCGCAACGACCAACTACGATATCATCTTTCAACATGGGCTGATCCGGCCTTACCCTGGGCAAGCGACCTTCATTGGCCAACGTCTGTCGCCCGGCGCCCCGGCTGTTGGCCTGCAATTCAAGAACGGGGCAGCCAGCGCCTTTGCCGGCACCGTTCCGACGCTCGCCAATCTTTTGTTCTACCTTGGCTGGGGTAACTACAGTTCGTTTGCTGGCGCCAACCTCCACAAGGGTCGTTCGTCCACGCTCTACCAGTGGTATGTCGAAGATCTGACTGCATCGACGCTCCTCTATCCCGATGTCGATGCCGCTGCCTTTGCGCTTTATACCAAGGACTGGCTGACCGAAGGCGGCCGCTATTACGGCGACGATCGGCCGCTCGATCCGGCCGCTTTCCTCTGATCTTGTAAGCACGGCGCCCACAACGTGCGGGCGATTCAATCGCGCGCGCGCAGTGGCATGGCGGGCACTCTCCCACAAACGAGGTGCCCGCCATGATCGATTACCGCAAAGCCCAGGTCGCACTGGCCAAGGCTGGATTTGCGCCTGGCCCCAATGACGGCGTTTGGGGGCCATCGACTTGCACGGCGCTGCTGGCGCACCAGGCGCAACGCCAGCCCGACGCCACGCTGCGCGCGCTCGGCCGTGCTGCTGCCGTCGAATTACCCCGCTACAGCATCACCAACAGCCCCGCGCGCCTGGCCGAATGGCTGGCGCAGACCGGCAACGAGACCGGCGGCTATACGCGCTTCGAAGAGAACCTTCGCTATTCCGCGCGGCGCCTGCTCGAGATCTGGCCCTCGCGCTTCAAGACGCTCGCGCAGGCGCTGCCCTATGCCTGGGACCCGACCGATCCCGACCGGGAAGACGTGGCGCTGGCCAACCTCGTCTATGGCGCGCGCATGGGCAACCAGGTCAACGGCACGGCCGACAACGATGGCTGGGACTATCGCGGCGGCGGCCTGATCCAGCACACGGGCAAGGCCGAGTTCGACACGCTGTTCGCGCGCCTGGGCGTGACCGCCGCGCAGATCCACGGCGGCGATCCGGTGGCCATGGTGCGCGCGGCTTGCGACTATTGGGATCGGGTCGGCGCCAATGCCTATTGCGACCGGGGCGACTTCCGGGGCTTGCGCAAGCGCGTCAATGGCGGGCTGATCGGCGTGGACGAAGTGGCGGTGCGGCGCGCGCGCAGCCTGGCCGTGCTGGGCAGCGCGGCATGACCGGCATGCGCGCGATCCTGGCCCGCTGGGCGGTCGGCCTGGTGCTGGTTGCCGCGCTCGCGTTCGCCGCGATGACGGCGGCGGCCATTCACTATCGCCATGCGGCCCGCGACGAAGCGGACGGACGTGCCGCCGATCGCGCCGGCTATGTCGCGGCCCAGGCCGAAGCCACCCGCCTCGCAGCCGAGGCGCTCCACCACCAGGAAGCGGTCTATCGCATGAAGGCCGCACAACAGGACCAGGCTTATGAAACCGAACTGCAAGAGGCTCGCGCCGCTGCTGATGCCTATATTGCTGGTCACCGCGTGCAGCCCAAAACCGCTCAAAGTTCAGGCGGACCGGCCCTTACCATCGCCACGGGTGACAGTGCCAGACCTCGCCCGCAAGTGCCCGCCGCTGGTGTCGTGGTATCCGAACAGGACGTGCAAGCCTGCAGCGAAGTGACCGCCTATGCGCTCATGCTGCGGGATTGGGCGCTTGGTCTCGATGATCCGCAGACCAACCCGACAGCACCGGCGCCGATCGAATAGACCTCAATGCGCGCCGCGAATCTCGTTGCGCGCAGCCTCGGCCAAAAAGGCACTGCGCGTAAGGCGCCGGGAAGCAGCAGCGGCATCGATGGCATCGAGCATGCCACGGTCAATCGACACGTTGACGCGCACCGGCTTCCCCGTGGTCTGCATATAGGGCACGGCCATCAGGAAGGCGCCGCTGGCCAGATCGTCGGCCACTTCGGCCTTGATGGCTTCCATGCCGCGCGGCTCGGCCAGGGGCTGGTCCTCAAACCAAAGCTCGAGCGCTTCCCCAGCCTGGGGCAGAACGTCGGCCAGGGTATCGGCGGCAGAGAAGCAGCCGGGCAGATCGGGGAAAGTTACCCCCCAGGCGCTGTCTTCGTCCTTGTGGACCAGGGCAATAAAGGTTTTCATCGTCTCACTCCGCAGGGCGGGTGGCTCAAAGCCAGCCCGCCATTTTCGCTATCGACCGGGCGGTGCCCAGCGGCAGGTCTTTTTTTGGGTGTGGGACGATCACCGTTTGTCCGCCCTTGCGGAACTTGTGATGGGAACCCTTGGTCGAAACCAGTTCCCAGCCTTCCGCTTCAAGGCGCTTGACGATCTTTTTGCTGTCCCGTTCCATGTGTAGATATATACACAACGCGAGATCGGTGCGCAAGGGAAATGTGTATTTATTTGCGCATTTCTAGTCGAGGAGATTGATGCTTTCTTCCTCGACCAACACGATATCCGCCGCGCTCAATCCCAGCAAGCGACGCGCGGCATAGCGGACACGAATGGAATTGCGGATGCGCGGATCGACTGGCGCTTCCTCGCCGAAGTGGTGCACTTCGGCGGTGCGCTGGATCAGAGGTCGGAAGCTGACCACCACTTCATCAATGCGAGCAACGCCCCGTAGGTTGCGCGCTAGCGCTGCCTTGGGGAACATTCGGGCCTTGCGCTTGCGCAGGCGTCCGCGCCGGTCGCGCTGGCTCTTGCGCGGTTCCATCGGCGTGCCGTCGGGCTGGAGGTTGTCACGGATGCGCCTGGCGTTGCGGTCGCGCAGGGCCTTGGCCAGCTTGCGCGTGAGCTTGCGGCGCTCGCCCGGCTCGAGGCGCTGGAGATAGCCTTCCAGCCAGGGCGCCAGGTGGTCGAGACCGTTATCCGCCATCTGGGTCAATCCAGCGGGCGCGGTGCGACCTGTTGGCCATCGACCCAGATCGAGGTGAGGCCGGGGCCGATCTGGCTGATTTCGGGAATGAGCGGCACAGCCTGCGCGACAGTGGCAAGATTCCAGCGACCCGCATCGCCCGGCGCGGCCGTGACCGCTTCGTTGAGCGAGAGCGTGATCTGCACGTCGACCGCGCCGGCATCGAGGATATCGACTTCGAACGGGATGCCCTCGGCGCCACTGGCGAGCAGATCGGGCTGCTGGGCGCGCAGCCATTCGCACACCGTGAACATGATCACGTCGGGATCGCCGGCATAGCCGCTGATCAACACGATCAGGTCATATTCCCAGGCAAAGCCGCGCTGTGCGCCCTGGCGGGCGATCACTTTGCCCTTTTCCACCCACATGGCCAAGCGATCGGGATCGCGGCCGAGCTCGGGCAAGAGCGCGGTGATTGCTGCGCGCAGGAGGTCGGGTTTCTTCACGGTTGCGCGCCGGTGTGGCGATGCGCGCGCAGCTGCAAGTGGTGGGGCACAGCCTGCACCGCAGCCATAGCCGCGCCTGCCAGGCTTGCGAGCGTGATCGCGCCGATCAGGAAATCACCCATTGCCGATCTCCCCGCCGGCAGGCTCTGGCAGTCCCAAGCGCTTGCGAAACAACCAGGCGGCGCCATCGAGCAGCAAGGCAAAGCCGACCATGCCCTGTCCCATGGCGATCAGCACCGCGACCACGGGATCGAGGTGGTAGAAGCTGACCAGCACGACTGACACCGTGGCGAAGGCGGGCAGCGCGGAAACTTCGCCAATCGCGACATAGCGGCGGCGGCGGTGCCAGTGTTCGGCCATGATCGGATCAGCCGGCGGATCGCCCGCCAGGCCATAGAGCCGCAGACCGAGCTTGGCCGCGACCACAGTGGCGGCGGCAAACAGGCTGGCCAGCCACCAGAAGAAGAAATCGCGCCAGTCGGCCATCGTGTCAGTCCCAATAGTTGGTGGTGTCGAGCGTAGAGGTGGCATCGGTTGCCGGCGGATCGGGCATGATGACCGTCGTGCCCTCGGCGATCTGGGCGGAAAGCGAGAGGCCGGGGTTGAGATCGAGCGCCGCCTCGACCACCCCGCCGGCCGTGGTGCCGAGCACCCGCCAGCACACGGCATCGAGCATTTCGCCCTGTTGCGCGGTGGCGGCGGTGGTCATGCGCCACGTCCAGTAGTTTCGTTGACTTCACGCCTCGTGGGGCGAGCCAATATCATGTTCTGCAGCACATGCAGGTTCTGGCAGAACTCGGCGCGATCGCTGGGGTGTTCGACCGGA